TTGTTGTAAAACGTCTTCACTTATAGGCCCGCCTACTATTGATTTGTCTGAATAACTTAAAGACATTATCTGGTTCTATTAACTTGTTCGAATAATGTTAATGCATTTTCAACATCTGCTGGTATTCTTATTTGTTCACCAGGTGTTGGAATAAAAGTACCGCCTGTGGTATTATTTGCCGATGCTATAATCCACCATAAGGATTGGTCTTGGTAAAACTGACTAGCTAGAGTATCGTATCTGTCACCTGCTGTTGCTATTACATAAAAATCTTTATCGGATTCAGGTATTTTAGGGTATATAGCATTCTGAATATATCTAGTACCTGTTTCTGTCTTGTTTATGTCTATAGTTTTATATCTTTGTGCCATATTATCCTCCTATATTAGTTATATCTACATAATTTCCCTGATCAAAATCACCTCCAAATGCACCTTCTCCTACCTCTACATCTCCTGTTGTTTGCTTTACTTCTGGAATAATAGATGCCGTATTGGAATCTTTAAGTCTCGCTGTCATATAAGGTAGTAATCCTGTCTCTGGTCTAAAGTCATGAATTACAGTAAAGTTAAGATTTACATCTAATACCATAGGTAATTGCTGCTGATCTTTATCTATATCAGATGATGAACTTCCTCCTACACCTGCGTTTGGTTCTGGTTGTAAAGCTATCTCCCATGGGTATGATTGATCCCAACTAAAATCTATATTATTAATAAACCCAGGCATATTATCTAAATAATCTCCTACTGTAAGTCTTACAAAGGTTCCTTTCATTGTTTTATAGGTTCCATATGTTGGAGCGGTAGTAGAAGCTAAGTATACTATTTTTTGGTATATAGATTTCATTTCACCTCTAGTCTGAGCTGATACTTTAAAAGATAGGGAAACTTCTCTGTTAAATCCATTATATGTATAAAAATTTTCTGCTCTACCGCTATACTTCCACGAATTCCAATCAGCACTAAAATTATCACTAAAATTTTCTAAATAAGCTCTAAATATTAAAAACTTATCATCACTTCCATCTTCTTGTGGGTGTATAACTCTAAATTTAAATTTAATTAAATCTTTTATATCTGAATCTTCTGAGAGTACACCTAGCATGTTTATCTTATCATGGGCAAGTTGTGCTTTATCAAAAGTATCGTATGTAGTATGAGAATTGTTACTAGGTGTACCTAATCCAGTTCTTATGTCTTTTTTTACAGAGTCTTTTACGTTCCTAGGAGTAAAGGCCTGGTTTAATTGTGTAAAGTTTTCTGATCCTGATAAACTGTAGTTAGGGTCTAAGTATACTCCTCCTGCAACTTCATCATTTGTAAAATCTTTACCTTCTTGAGCTATCTGGTTTGTAATAATAGGTTTTCCTTCTTGAGCTAATACATGAGGTGGGGTATCTATTGTACTTAAATAGTTATGTCTACTAGTCCCCCTAAATCCTCTAACAAAATGTGTACCAGTACCATTAAGAGGAACCTGTGCAAGTGTAGAACCTAATACGGCTGCTGTTCCTAATAAACCTGCTCCAAGTTGACTAAGTTTACCTTTAAGTCCAGATGAAAGTGTATCTTCATTTGTACCGTTGTTATTCTTTATTCTTTCTTCTGTTGTTTTTTTAGCTGTAGATGTACGTAAAAGTGTTTCATTGGCTATATACTTTAGCCCAGGCGGTTGGGTTAAAAGTGTAGCAATTCTTTTAAGATCATCAACTCTTCTAGAGATTTGGTTTTCAGCCGCACCCTTTGTTGTTAAGTTGAGTTGATCTTCAAAAGTAGCTGCGACTTTTTTATATACTGTTGGCCCATTAGTAGGATTTATCCTTTGAGCAAACGGTATACCGCCTCTTACATACTCTTTAAAAACACCCATTTACTTTTAAAAAGTTTTACCTGTTTCAGGATGTTCGTATTTATTTGGAGTTTTAGCATTTAAGTCTAATATAGAAGGGCTTTTACCTTTTATTGCAGGATCATTATTAATAGACGACTGAAAATGTAAAGTCGATGTTGCTGATGCTCCTGATTTTGCCTGTAAATCCTTTCCTTTAAGACTGTGTTGAGTTGCTCTTTGATCTCCGTCTTTAAATGATTTTAAAATTCCCATAATTATTGTTTTTAATAAATAGTTTAAATTTAACCTGTTTTTTGACCTGCAGCATTTACTACATGTCCTACTTTATTACCGTCCATATTAATAGTTTGATCTTTATTGGCTATTGTTTCTAACAGTTGGTTAGTTTTATTTTGACTATCCAACATATTTTTCATTTCTACTGCTGCTGCTCCTGGTGCTGTTAATTCAAAACCTGATCTAATAGTAGACCCTAATTTTTTCTGAAAGTCACCTCTTTGCTCACCTGTTACTCCAAGCATATCTGTACCTGCTAATGCTGCGTCTATTCCAAGTGATGCTGCTGTTCCGACTCCTGGAATAATAGATACTACTCCAGATAAAATTTCTGCTGCACCTCCGATAATATCACCCTCGCTAAATCTTTTAATACCCATAGCTAAACCAACTAGTGCTCCTAAAAATGGTATCTTTTTTAAAGCTGAACCTCCAATTCCTTTAAAACCTTTCAATAAAGCTTTAGGTAGACCTTCAAAAGTCTTAAATACACTTTTCATTGCCGCTACAATTTCATCAGCCGGGTTAACTAAGTAGTCTATAAATACTTTTCCTAACGCCATAGCCTTAGAGCCTATTTTAGTCAAAAATGCCAGCAACTCTGATGCTCCATAGCCTAAAAATTTAAAAGCTTCTGTTACAAGACTAAATGGTGCTGCTAGAAGTTGAGCTGCATCTCTTATTTCAGTTAAAAGTTCTTTTTGTGCCTCCATTAAAGAAACATTTTCCTGCTGTCTTCCAAATTCTGTTTCTCCAATTTCATCGTATAACTTTCTTTCCATATTTAGAGCATCTTGTAGTTTACCCTGCTTTCTTAAATCTTTTATTTCTTTCTGACGGGCTTTAACGTTTGCTTCAAAAGATTTAGACATATCAAAATTAAGTTCAGTCATAGCTTTTTGCCTGATCAAAGCATCTGCAAGTTCATCTCTTGTCATTCCCATTGCCTGTGCCTGTGCTTCTTGTGCTATAACACTTCGATTTTGAAACTCTTCTATAGACCCAAAGTTTTTAGCAAGTTCCTGGGCAAGAGTAGCTTGATTCCCCATTAGTGCTGCTGCTCTTGCTCTTTCTAAATTGAGCTGTCTACCTGTTAAAAGTTCTGCTTCTAATTCTGCTTCAATAGAAGATTCAAAATTTAAAAGAGATTGAGCTGAACTCTGTAACATAGACATACTTAAACCAAATTTTCTGGCCTGATAAGCAGCTTGAGCTAATCCTCCTGGAAACTTCGATACTGTAAGTTGTGTTGCTGCACCTGAATCTGCTATATCTTTTAAAACATCTTGGTACCTTACTGCTGAATCTGTGGCTAAATTCTGATTCATAACAGTGCTTATTAAATCTGTATTAAACTTAGTAAGTTCTTGACCTGTAGCAGCTGTAAGGCTAGTAAGTATCCCTGCTTGTTCGTTTGTAAGACCAAGTTTAGTGGTCATGGTACCGAACGCTTTTAATTGTTCCTCACTTAGGTTTGCTGATATTCCTAATTGATCACTTACGGTTGTAATAGCATTTATGAAATCCTCTGATACTAAGCCGACTGTTGATCTACTTATTGCAGCTAAATTATTATTTAATCTTTGTGCTTCTCTTGATGAGATATTAAGATTTCTTGCAAAATCTGTAGCTCTTTCTGATCCTTTAACAATTCCACCTATTAAATTTGATACAGCAAAAGCGGTTGCTATTTTACCAGCAGCCCCTATTAATTGCTGGGCACCTGCTGCCATATAATCACCTCCTTCTGCGGCTGCTTTAGCTGCAGCTTGAGCTGCATCATCAAATTCTTTAAACAGCGGACCTAATAAAGGAATCCCTTTAAATAGATCTGCCATATCGTTAAAGAATGCTGTTTTTTCGTCTATCTCTTTAAGCTCTTCTTTTACATTTTTTGCAATATTTAAAAAACCGTCAATTTCATCGTTAGCATCTCGAAGGTAACTTAGTCTTTTTTGTTCTAATTTTGAAAGACCATCAGTTACTACTTCTTGTTTAGTTTCTAACTCTAATATTTCGGTATCAACACCTTTTTGTATAGATTTAAGATTATCTATTTCTTTATAAATCTTAATTCTTTTCTTTTGTTCACTAATTTCATCTATACCTATCTGCTTCACCTCTTCGGCTAACCTTTTAGCTTTAGCTGTTTCTAAAACAGATTTAGCTATAGTTTCATCAGTTTCGGCTTTCTGTTCTTTTGCATTTTCCTTTAGGTTATTAGCAATACTAGTAACAATAGTCAGAAATTCCTGAGCTGCTAGGTTAAATTCTTTTATTTCTTCTGGTGTTTTAGCCATTTAGATTCTTTTATATAAATAGGAAAGGCTTCTATTTTGAAGCCTTAGTCTTATATGATGGTTTAATATTAGGTTTTAAAACCTTTGGTTTGGTGGATTTATTTTTATTTTGAATTTTATTTACTTCTTCCTGTTGTTTTTCATAGTATTGTTTAATTTCAGAAAAAGTATACTCTCTTAACCATACGGGCATATTATAAACCGTATTCCAATCGTATCCTCCTTGACCATGAAATACTATTTCGTGTATTTGCTTAAAAAGAGCTTTCTTGTAATCACTGCCCAGGCCAAAAAAAGTTGAGCCCTACAGGTAAAGTGACGTCCTCCTCTACGCCATCAAGTTTTACTGTTAAATCAAGATCTGGTTGAACTCTATTATACTCCTCTCTTAATGCTCTTGCATCTTTTGCAAGTAGGTAATTGTTTACGAAATCAGTAATTTCATTTTTATCTGTGTTACCATTAATAGAGAGAATCATCGCTCTCATACGTAAAGTAACCTCTCTTACTACGTCTTTATCAATTTTCTTAAGACCTTCTGCCTCTTTATCTATTGACTCTTCATCTTTATGTGAAAGTAATTTAAACTCTACTACATTACCTGATGAAGGAAGTGTAAATTTAAATTTATTTTCTCTGTTTGGATAATCAGCCTCGTTTATAGGTTTTGGATCAATAGCTGTTAAATCAACTGTGTGTTTTTCTCCCTGATAAGTAATTGTATAATCCTTTCCGTATGCAAGTATTCTTGCACCAATCATTATAGCATTTTTATCTCCTATAAGAAGATCATCATAATTAATGTTTGGTGTAACAACCATTGATTGAAGTAACTTATCTATTACAGTTCCATTTGCAATATAGTTTCTATTGGTAAGAATATCTTCTTCCTTAGCAGTCATGTGTTTTAACTCGATTTCCCCTTTTGACAAAGGAGAATCTTCAGGATATAATAATCCTTTTGAAGGAAGTTCTAAAGTTTCTGTTGGTAAATTAAATTTTGTGCTCATAAATAACTTTTATGTATAACTTGTCTTAATATAAATATACGAATAATATTTTTTGTAAACAACAAAAAACCCGACTAATTGCCGGGTTTCTTAAATACTATGTAGGGTAGCGGTTAGTAATTTAATATACAGTAGTCCATTGAAATACTTAAAGAGATATCAACTTGATCACTACTAGACCAATCTAAATCGCCAAAGTTTGCATTATTAATGAAAGCTCCTACGATTACCCATTCTCCAACTATATCTCCTACTGGTCCTAAATGCTGTAGTGTTAACTGTTTTTTATAAAAATCTTGGTAACCAGCTCTACCAGTTACTGATTCATATGACAATCTAGCCCAGTCCATCACTTGCTGTGCTCCTGATGGTGAAATTGGATCGTATAGAGTCATAGTCATATCAGCCCATTCTCTTTTACCTCTTATTTTCTGATAAGAGTTGATGTGGTGTAAAGTAATTACCTCATCAGTAAACTCTGGTGTTGATATAGCTCTTACCATAAAAGATTCTATACCTTCCATTAATAGTAAGAACCTATTTTGTACTTTTGGTTCAAATGCTTGGACGTTAATTTCTCCGGGATTTAATATTGCCATTTTATTTCTCTTTTATTATAAATATCTTTAATTTAAATTATGCTCCAAATGTTGCTCCTGTTGGTTCAACTACAAAGTCTAGAATTATAAATTCTGCTGTCTTAGCTGGTTGAATAAATATCTGACCTACTAATTGGTTTCTATCTACTACATCTGCTGTGTTGTTACTATCATCCATTACTACTTTGAAAGCGTAAAGACCTTGTCTCTGTACTACTGAGTTAAGGTATGGATTAACAGATGCTAAGAATTTGTTTCTTGTAGCAATTGTGTTTTGTTCGAATACTAAATTAGTTGCTTGATCTCCAACAAATTTCTTAAGATCAATTAATAGTCTTCTTACATTTACTCTATCTAAAGCACTTGCTTTAGTCTGTAATGTCTTTTGTCCAAAGATTGCAATACCTGTTCCTGGGAATGTAGCAATTGGGTTAACTTTACTACTGTATAAAGTATCTCTATCGTTTCTTGATAGTTTTCTTTCTGCTTGAATTACTCCTGGAATTCCACCTCTAACAAGTCCTGCTGGTGCAAACCATGGTGCTGCTGCTCCATCTGTAAATGCATATACACCTGGAATAAATACTGATGCTGGTGCCCAAACATTTTTACCTGTAGCTGACTGTGTTTGTAACCAAGGCCAGTAAGTAGCTCCATAAGAACTATTTAATAAGTCTGCTTGACCAGTTACGTTAGTAAGTGTTGCTCCGTATGTGTATGAATCTACTACTGCAATACAATCTCCTCTTGTTTCAGCTAATGAAATTACTGTGTCTAATCTTGCACTGTGTGCGCTATAAGTTAAACCTGGTGTTGATATTACATTAAATCTATAAGCGTCAGTATTCTCTAATAATGTAATAGCATCAGAATAATCAGTATTTGCTAATCCTTGAGTCTGTGTGCTAATGTTGTGGTACATATTAGCTCCTGCTGCTACATCTCCTGTTGCTCCAACAAACGATCCAGATTGTACTGTTGGTAATGAACCAGTTGCAGATGTTTCTCTGATCAGTCCGTTGTTGCCAATGTAGTTAAGAGTGTTTCTAGATACTGAAGCTACTCTAATATAGTTTGAACTATTTGCATATGATCCTGTTGTGTCAACGTATAATACACCTGCTCCGTCTGTCTGCTTTGTTAATACTTGATCACCAATAACTTTTGAAATGTAGTTATCAGAATTTGGATCTAATGTTAAGTTATTGAATGTTTCAAGGACTACTTTATTTTTTGAGTTATCATCTCCTCTTCTTACCGAAAGTGTAAATGTTCCTTTTGCATTACTTACATTTGAAATCTCCCATCTAAGGTTATCTGTTGAACCAGAAATTAACGAACCATCGCTGTTTTCATTTACTGAACCAGTATATGCTCCAGATGCTGATGCGTTGTTCATTAAAACTCCCTGTCCTAATGTTTCAATTGTAAATGGAGCTGATCCACTTGTTGCTACTACGTCTGTTGCTGTAGCTCTAGTATATGCTCCTGATACTACTCTAGTAACTAGACAAGAATCACCTCCTTGTTGGAAGTAAGACTTAACTGCCATTGACGTAAAGAATTCGTGGTTATCTGAACCAGATTCGAATGTGTCTCCAAATCTTCTTACGTAATCGTTATATGAGGTTACAACAGTTGGAATTTCTACTGGTCCTTTTACAGTAGGTCCTATAATTGCTGCTCCTGCTTCTACTGGTGCTGGTGTGATGAAAGAAATATCGTTTTCTCTTTGAAAAACACCTGGTGAGACTATTGTTTCTGCCATTTTCGGTAAAGTTTATAATATTGTCTTATATAAATATATGTAAATAATCGAAACCACTTTATGTATTGTGGTGTTCGTCTACATATATAAATAGTATGAGATTAAGTGAAAATTTTACTGTAAAGGTGTAAATGTCCCTGACTGTATATCAACGGATCCTTTTCCGTACTTATCTTCTAATCCTTTTGCAATTTGAGTTTCTAATTCTAAAGTTTTACTATAGAAATCATCTAACTTATCTTGTCTAATTTTAAGATTCATTTTATGCATTCCTATATCAGCTATTTCACTTTTGATAGCTTGTTTACGATCTTTTATAGATTCTATTGCTTTTAACTCTTGTTCTGTTAATTTTACTGTACTCATCTTGTATTTTCGTAGTATATGGTATTTAAGTTAAGAATTTTTTTTGGATTATCAAACTGTCTCTAAAGATCTATTATATATTGCCTGTTATTTGTAAGGTATATCTGGGGTCTGTTCCTATGTTACTTGCGGCATGTTCTATGTCATGACTATACATTACATAGTCTCCTTTTTCCCAACTAGTTAAACTTATTTTATTGTATTCGAAATAATGACCGGGTTTCCAATTCTCTAAAAAAAGTATTGCTCTATATACTTTATCTTGACTTATATTGAATACTTTAGAATAAGTTTCAAAATGATCATAATGAGGAGGCATTATATCTAAAGTTTCCATTTTATAAAAAGTGTACCCACAGTTTTTTAATCCTATATCATTACTTACATCTATAGTCCATCCAGGCATAGGGTTTTTACTACTGTACATAGAACCTGTAAAACTTTTATGGTAGTAGCCTTGTTCTCTCCAAAGTTTTATTTCAGAGTCTTTTATTGGCTGTTTAACGTATTTGTATTTTAAAAATTCGTTACCAATTAATTCACTGCTAACTTTACCTAATTTAATCATTCTCTTATCATATCAGCAGTACAACAATGAAAAGAACCTCCTAGAGTTCTAGAGTGTCTAATTTTCAAGTCTAATGCTTCTATATTATAGTTTTTTAATTCTTTAATTAATTCTGTTTGTCTGTTGTCTACAATCACTGTATTTTCATCTAATGAAATAAGGTTAATACCAACCCATTCAGATGCTCTTAATACTCCTTTATATCCAATGTCTACCATAGGAGGTGAGTAAATAATATCCCATCCTTTAAATAATTTTGGCATATTATTTTCGCTAACCCTTGCTGGGTTAACCAGTACTAGCCCGTCTCTAAGAATAGCAATCGTAGAATCTATATGAGAATACGAATACATATTTTCTAGAAAGTGTACTTTATATTTATCCCCTAGTAAATTCTTTAACCAGATATACCCTTTATAGTTTCCTGTATTAGAATTTAAATAAAGAATATCGTCATTGTGTCTAAGAATATTAGCTGCATCAAATACAGGTTCTACTTCAGTTAACGTAAGTTTATCTAAATTATCTCTTTGATAAGAATTATCGGTTAATCTAGGTTTTGGTGCACATACCCACTTAGCTCCTTTATCCATATAATCAATAAACAATTCTCTATAGGCATCTGTTTCAAACTGTCTAGACCTTAACGTCATAGGTGATTCTATAATGGTATCTCCAATGACTGTCATAGTATCTCTTGGGCAGAAAGTATAATATTGGTCTGTTACCCAATACCCGTTAGAGACGGTTTTTGACGTATCTAATATATTTGGTCTATGAACTACTGCTCCAAAATCTTCTAATGCTTCTGCTAAAAGATCTAAATCCTCAATAGACTCTTCATATACCTGAGGATCAAATAATCCTCTTTCAGATGTAGGTATAGATTTTTTATCTGCATAATTAATTGCATGTAGGTCAACACCATGGTAAGGCTGGTTAGCGTTATCTACTCTACCAACTATGACTTCTTTTAATTTACTATATTCATTTTTTACGTTAACCATTTTGAAAAACTTTTAAATTAGTAAGATTCGGGTAATCTTTATACGACCATATTTTAGGACTTTTATTAATTGCATTTTCTAATTTAGTTAATCCTAACTCTGCTGTTTCAGGCGTCATATAGTAATGATAACCTATACTATCTATATCTTGTTCAGTCCATTTCTTATTCAACTGTCTACCGTCGTAGGACATTCTACGTAGAGTATCAGCTGCTTTTTTATTATCCGTTAATATTATTCCTCCTCTTCCTAGACTTAGATGTTTCTTAAATTGGAAAGAAACAACAAAATAAGTATTGTTAATATATGAATTTTTTTTCCAATATACAGCTGCATCTATTATATTGTTGGATATGTAGTAATAGTTTTTCCAATTTTCTTCTTTCCACTCTAATTTTATACCTAACTTATTAGCCAACATAGGAATAGAAAGATAGGTATGTTTAGGTACATTTATTTTTTCTACTTTTTCATATCTTAAACATAATTCTAATCCATGTGTACAACAATCAACTGCAATGCCGTAAGGTGCATTGAAAAAACTTTTAATTGAAGTTTCGAAATTTAGTACTGAGTTAAAACCCATAGTATTTCTTTTTAATATGTTTAGGGTGGTCTTTTACGTAACTGTCCTTTTTACCTCTATGTTCAATTACAAGGCTGCTCCAAGAAGAAGTATCGTCAGCTACAAAATATTGACACTTAACAAGAATAAAAAGATCAATAAGATTAAAACCTATCCTTCTTAGATTACCAATAGGTTTGTATATACCTGTATCTGTTAAATTAAAAGTTTTATAAAAATCTAAACTAGTAAATATTTTTTCTTTGTATTTTTTTCTATAGTACTCAATAGCTTCAGGTTTAATATCTATACTAAGGTAAAATTTAGCATTTTTATTTTCTTCTAAAATACTATCCATAATAGAGAAATAAGTACTATCAGGTTTAAAATCGTACGAGTTATCACACTCAGGGCAAGGTTTTAGATAGTACTTTTGATATTCTTTTGGAATTAAATCTAGATCTTTTTGTAGCATTCTAATACCGTGTCCTCTTCTTATATGTATACCTACTTTATTTGAACTGAAAGCTGTTAGTGTATTGTCTAAAACAGTATTTTTAATTTTAATTTGTTTAGTAATATCCCTTAAGTACTTTTTAATTTCTCTTCCAAAATATAAATCTTTTATCCAATCTTCGAAGTGTAATAATTTAGTAATTCTATCCCAGCTACAATCTAACTCATAATTACGTGTTTTTAATATCTTTATTTTACCTGTTTCAATTAGATTATCGATTTCTTCATCTGTGATAGTTAAAAAGTTAGAAGGTGTAGGGAGTTTATCGTAAGAACAAGTAAGGTATGGAATGTCTAGGTGCTCTAATTCTGGGAATTCGCTAGGTAGGCAAAAAAAATCTGGTTTGATTCCGCAATACTTACAGAGTATAAGAGCTGCCTGCCAACATCCCCATCTATTTCCAAGGCCTGTATCTAGGTCGTAAATCATTCTATGTACATCTCTTATAAAAATCATTCCACAAATTGTTATGGGTATTTATACATAAAGG